TTTACAAGCAGAATAGATGAGAGTTGCAATAATAACAGACACTCACTATGGTGCTAGAAAGGGTTCTAAGTATCTTCATGATTACTTTGAGATGTTTTATCGTGATGTCTTCTTTCCGTCTTTAGAAGAGCATAAGATAGACACTGTTATCCATATGGGTGATATATTTGATAGTCGTAAGGCAATAGATTTAAAAAGTCTAGAGTGGGCGAAGAGAGTTGTATTTGAACCTCTTAAAAAATATAAAGTCTATGCGATTATTGGTAACCATGATTGTTATTATAAAGATACTAATCATGTAAACTCACCAGAGTTGTTATTACAAAACTATCCTAATATAAAATTATATAATAAAGCAACTGAAATTAAGGTTGGTAAGGCAAAGATATTAATGCTTCCTTGGATTAACTGTGAGAACTTTGATGAGACAAAACAGTTAATTGATAAAACTAAAGCAAAAGTTGCTATGGGACACCTTGAGATAAATGGATTTAAGGCAACTCGTGGACATCTAATGGAAAATGGAATGGATGTAAAGACTTTCAATAAATTTGAGAAAGTTTATTCGGGACATTTTCATACTCGTTCTAATGATGGAAAAATATTTTATCTAGGAAATCCATATGAGATGTTCTGGAATGATGTGAATGATCCTAGAGGGTTTCATATCTTTGATACAGAGACATTAGAACATACTCCAATTAACAATCCATATAAATTATTTTATAACGTTTATTATGATGATACCAATCATAAGTTGTTCAATACCTCAGTGTATAAGAATAAAATTGTAAAGGTAATTGTTCGTCAAAAGTCTAAACCAAAAGAGTTTGAGAAATTCATTGATAAACTTTATGCATCAGGTGTACAAGATTTAAAAATAATTGAAAATTTTGATATTCAAGAAAGTGCAGATTTTGAA